GATAATGCCTATATCCCAAGTCAAGGCATTCATGAGTACGGCATTGCCCAGTACAACATTGCAGAGTATTCTGATGGTGTTGCATTGCAGACCTTGTCTCTGCCAGCGAATGGCAGTGGCAAAATTGTTCAGACTGGTTACGAAGCAAACATCAATGCAGCCGCAATGTCTATTCAGCGCATCGAGATACAGACTAAAGATGGGAAAGTGAGTTGATATGTCCAACTACGTTCAAAGCACCAATTTTGCTACCAAAGATTCTCTGCCTTCTGGAGATCCTCTCAAGATCGTCAAGGGCACGGAAATCAACACTGAGTTTGTAAACATTGCTGTTGCTGTTGCAACCAAGGCTGATTCAAATTCTCCAACTCTGATTACGCCTGTTCTTGGAACGCCTGCTTCAGGCACTCTGACGAACTGCACTGGTCTACCTATTGATGGTGGCACTACTGGGACATTGCCTGTTGCCAGAGGTGGTAGCGGTGTGACCACATCGACTGGCAGTGGCAATAACGTGTTGTCCAACAGTCCGACGTTGACTACTCCCGTATTGGGAACGCCTGCCTCTGGAACCCTTACAAATTGCACCGGCTTGCCAATGACTACGGGCGTAACCGGAACGCTTCCTGTGGCCAACGGCGGTACTGGAACAACTACATCCACTGGTACCGGGTCAACGGTATTATCGGACAGTCCGACTTTGGCCGGCACTCCGACCGCGCCAACTGCGGCAAGCGGAACAAATACCACGCAAATTGCCAGCACGGCGTTTGTGCAGACGGCAGTCAGGGCGCTTTATCCTGTCGGCTCCATTTACATCAATGCCAGCAATGCCACCAATCCAGGAACACTTCTCGGCTTTGGTACTTGGACTGCATTTGGCGCTGGCCGAGTTCCTGTTGGCTTTGATTCTGGTAATGCGTTGTTTGATACTGCTGAAGAAACAGGCGGTAGCGCAGATGCAATAACAGTAAGCCACACTCATACAGCAACTGTGACTGACCCAGGTCACTCACACACTTTTAACGGGTCTACTGGCACGCTTCAGCAAGGAGATACGGGTGGTGCTGAATGGAGGGCGACAAGTTCTTCAACATCGGCAATTCAATCAGCAACTACTGGCATCACAGTAACCAACAGCACTACCGGCTCTTCTGGCACCAATGCAAACTACCAGCCGTACATCACTGTGTATATGTGGAAAAGGACGGCATGAAGTGCGAGCAATGTGGTCTATGTTGTAAGGCTGTGAACTGTATGCACCTAACAGAAGACAACCTGTGTTCGATCTATGAAACAAGGCCAGTGGTGTGCAATGTGGAGAAGACCTATGAGGTCTACTTTGCGCGGGTCATGAGTAAACAAGAATTCGAGCAGATGAATAGAAAGATCTGCATTACGCTTCAGGAGAAATAACATGGTTCCAGCACTTATTGCGGGTGGCGCTTCACTACTTGGCGGTCTTTTCGGCGGTAGATCTGCTCGACGTGCGGCTGAAGAATCTGCTCGTGGACAAATTGAAGCGGCTCGGATTGCGGCTGAAGAAGCTCGATTCCGTCCTGTCGGCATCACCACGCGCTTTGGCACCTCGACTTTTGAGACGAGTCCTGAAGGGCGCGTCACTGGTGCTGGCTATGAGGTGTCTCCTGAGCTTAGGGCATATCAAGATCGCTTGATGGGATTGACTGGTGGCGCTCTGACGCAGGCTGAAGAAGCTGCCTCTTTGTACGCTCCATTCCGAGGAGCCGCTACTGGGTTGTTTGAGGCTGGTCAGAGATACATCACTTCTCCTGCTGATCAACGATTGGGGGAGATTGCCAGTAGGTATTTGTCTTCGCCTAGTCAATATGGTTTGGGAGATGTTGGACAGAGGTTGCTGAGTCAGCCAATGGATCAACAGATTGTTGACATTGCTAGGCAGAATTTGCAGCCATCGCAAGGCGCACAAGCAATCACATCTTTGGGTCAGCAGTATTTGGCTCAATCTCCACAGGAGGCGGCACAACGATACGTTTCCCAGCAACAAGAGCTTTTGGCTCCCACTCGTGAGCGTCAGTTGGCACAGTTGCAAAATCAACTCTATCAAACTGGTCGAAGTGGTTTGTCGGTTGGAGCTACTGGCGCTCGTCCTAGTGGAGCAGCAGGCCTTGGTGCGGCATCTCCTGAGATGGAGGCGTACTACAACGCACTCGCTCAACAAGACGCTTCTCTAGCTGCTCAGGCTCAACAGGCTGGACAACAGCAAACTCAATTTGGTGCTGGGTTGCTAAGTGCTGGTCAAGCGCTTGGCCAAGGGCAAATTGGGTTTGGTGCTAATTTGCTGGCTGGAGAAAGAGGCCGTGAGTTGGCTCAAATCGGGGCTGGTGCTGGCCTCATTGGTCAAGAGGAGGCTCTTGGACGGGCACAGTATGGATTTGGCGCTGATTTGCTGGGCCGTCAACTGGGTATGGAGCAGGGGCGTTTGGGCTTTGGCGCTGGTTTGTTTGGCACTGGTGGTAACTTGCTTGGGCAAATGTATGGTGGTCAAGCGGCTGCTCTTGGGCCATATCAAGCATATCTTGGTGGGGCAACTAATTTGGAGAGCCTAGGACAGCAGCCATTGAGCCTGGGCATTGATATCGGTGCCAGGGGTCAAAGTACAGGCGCTGCTAACGCATTGCTATCAGGCGGTATGGGTGCTGCCCGTACGATGGAAGCGGCGAATGCCTACAACCCGTTTGCTGATTTCCTGACAGGCTTTAGCCGCAATCCTGCTCTGGTTAACAGTATGTTTCAGCCTTATATAGCTGGACGACAAGCCGTAAATCAATACGGTGCTGAAAATGTTTATGGATATGGCGGTAGCGGAACCATCCCATCCACCATTGACTGGGATGTATCAGGAGGAATTTAATCATGGCAACTGATATCGTAGGCTCCTTGTTTGGCGTTACGCCGGAGATGCTCCAACAGCGTCAGTTTGAGATGGCTGATCGCCAAGCTCAAGAGTACGCGCAAATGACTCCTCTTCAGAGGGCTAGTTACGGTCTGGCTCGTGGTGGCTATCAACTTGCTGGTGCGCTTGGTGGAGAAGATCCTCAACTGCGTATGGTCAGCACTCGCAATGCTATTGCGCGTCAGATTGATCCTACAGACCCGCAGTCCATGATGCGTGGCATCCAGGCTCTGCAACAGGCTGGCGATCAGGTTGGTGCTATGCAACTTGCTGCTGTCTATCAACAGCGCATGAAGGTTCTTGCTGACATTGGCCAGAGTGAGGCGGCAGCAGCGTCTTCTAGAGCAGCTACTGGCAAAACTCTTGCAGAAACCAGCGAATTGGAATCGAGGGCAGCAGAACGAGCAGAAGCAGCCAAGGGTTATTTTGGAGGTGCTGCTGGTCAACCTGAAGCGACGGCACAACCTGCTGCTGCTGTAGAGGCTGCTCCGGCACCGTATTTCAACGAGGCTGTGATTGCTGACCTGCCTGCTAGGGTGCAAAATGATATTCGCACTGTTCTTGGAGATGCGGCGCAACTGAGAAACATCCCGGAAGATGAACTGCGCTCTGTTCGTGCTACCGCAAGATTGAAGGCAGCAGATGCTTTGGATCGACAAGCTGCTAGTATGTTGGCTGTCACACAGCGCTTTGCTAGAGGTTTTGGCACCCCAGCAGAGACTCAAGAAGTTGATGCCGCTCTTGCATTGCTGCGTCCTCCTCAAGCGGCTCCTGCTGCGCCTGCTGCTGCTGTTGCCGCTGCTGCCGCACCAGCTCGTGCTGCCGCGTCGGAGGATAGGCTAGCCGTTATTCAGAAGCGGTTGGAAACCATCCGTCGTGCCCGTGCTGCTGGCGTGAAAGCGGCAGAGATTGAGGGCAAGGAGCTTGAAGACGAACAGAAGGCTCTTCGTGAGGCGGCCAAGCCAACTGAGATTGAGCGCCTAATCGCAAGTCGTGAGAAATTGATTGCTGGAGGTGCCCAGCCTGACAACGCTGCGCTACGAGACATCAGTGGACGTATTGCAAACTTGCAAGGCCGTGAAGTCAGTTTTGGCGTAGACCGAGAGGCGATTTCGCAAGAGGTCTACAACAAATCTTTTGCACAACTTACACAAACGGAACGTGCCGCAGTCAATAAACGAGTTGAGGACGAGCAAGGGAAAAAAGCTGAACGTGGCGCAGCTAAATTTGTCACGACGCAAGAGACAGAGTTTGCCAAAGGTCTAGGTCAAGCCCAAAAAGCTAGGTATGAAAACGCGCTCACGTTACGCGAGAACGCCATCTCGGCACTCAACACATTTGATCAGTTGTCAAGGCTTAATGATCAAGGTCTTATCAGTGGCTCTTTTGCTACCGGACGCGTTGGCGCTACGAACCTGCTCAACACGTTGGGACTTATTTCGGCTAGTGACTCTGCTACGCTGGCACGGTCTGAGAACTATCAAAAAGTTGCTGGTGATGCCATCTTGGCGGCGTTGGGAGGCAAGTTGGGCGCAGGCTTCTCTAACGAGGATCGCAAGTTCATCCAAAGCCTAGTGCCGCAATTGGAGAATAGCGCCGCTGCGCGTAGGCAACTCATTGATTTCATGGTGTCTAAAAACCGATCCATTGTTGGCGAAACCACAAGGCTCATTGACTATGCCGAGAACAAGAGAACGCTCAACGGCTTCGTGCCATCTGTTCCGTTGCCAAGCGGCGGCGCTGGTGGCGGTGTGCAAGCCTTGTCGGATGAAGAGTTGCGTAGGCGTTATGAAGCAGCGAGGAAAAAATAATGTCCACTGTTAAAGAACTTGAAGATGAGATGCGCCGGCGCGGGATGCTGGTGTCTGAGGAAAGCGTACTGGCTGGGCCTAAGACAACACCTCAACAACTTCAAACCTTTGGCGAGTCGTTGCTCAAAGGTTCGGCGAGGGGTATTGTTGGGTTGCTGGGTGGCTGGGGCAACCTATACGATTACCTCAACAAAAGCAAAAGTCCGAGCGCGTTCTCATCGTCAGGCATTATGCAAGGGATCAAAGACCTGACCGGCGTAGACATCAATAAGATACAGGGCTACTCAGGAGCTTATGAGTTCGGCGCGGCTGGTGGGCCGGCTGCGGCGTTTACAGCGCTGGGGGTACCAGGGTTGTTTTCGCGAACCATACCTGGCGTTGCGGCTGAGTTTGGTGTTGCTGGTTCTACAGGCATGTTGGCTCAGTCTATTGCGCCAGAGAGCATGGCAGCACAGTTGGCGATACAAAGCCTCCCATATGCTGCTAAGGCAGGGTATTTGAGTACGCAACGTGCAGTGAATGTGCCGCAAGGGCCGTTTCCTTCAACTGCTGAAACACAGGAATTGCTTCGTGTGGGGCGCATGACTCCTGGAGAACTGAGTCAAAATCGTGCCCAACTGGCTACCGAAGCTCGTGTTGAATCCGCTCCAGCCAGCGGTCAGGCACCAATTGCGTTTCGACAGGGGCAGGCTCTTGATGTTGAAAATTTTCTGTCTAATTTGTTTGAGAGATCCGCAGGCGCACCTGTTGATGTGACTCGCGCACAAGCGACGACCGCCTCCGTTTTTAATGCGTTTAACAATTTTGGTAAGGCTCTGTCAGGGAAGCTGCGGTCTGATGCAGCACGAGATTTCGGTGCGGCTAAACGTGCTGGCGGTTTGATTGATACCGCTCCAGTTGTAGACGCTGCCAGACGGAGCCTATCTGCTATTGCGCCTGAAGAGCCAGGATTTGCAACGCTGAAGCAGTCGTTAGATCGGATTATTGATGAGTATGCAATCCCAGCACAGCCGGCTAAGGTCACTCCTTCTGTCATCCTTGGCCCTACCGGACAACCTGCTTCCGTTACGGTAACGCCAGAAGTGGCCGCCGCGTCTCGTAAGATCGACATCAAACGTCTGCAAGACAATCTGGCGATTTGGGGAGATGCTGCGTATTCCGGAAAAGTAGACTTCGGCAAGGGCAACATTTTTGAGGGCGTGGCTCCAGGCAAAGCCAAAGGCATAGCGCTGAATGTTTTGCAAGGTTTCCGTCAATCATTGGACGATGCTATCGACTCAAATGTGCCAGGAGCGGATCAGTTGGTGCAAGCTCGCAACAACTTCCGCGACAACATCAAGCGCATTGAAGAGTTTGCCAACCGCCCGCTCACCAGGGAATTTGATGTCCCGGATGTATCAGCGCTAGTTCCAGAAGATGTTATAGCCAAGCTGAAACGCAAGCCTGCATCGCAGCAAGCCTTGCTCATCGAAGTGATGCAGTCAAGCCCTAATGCAGATGTTGCAGCGGTGTTAGATACGATTCGTCGGTCTAGGATGGACGAGGTTCTGGCGAAGGGTCAGGGCAATGACATCCAGAAAATTGCTCGTGCACTTCAGGCTAAAGGCGATCTTGCTACTTTGTTCCCTAACCCAAGAGATTTGCAAGACGCGCAGTTGGCAGTTAAGTTCATGCAGCAAGTTCTGGCAAAGGAAAGCGCTTCTGGTGCCGGTGGCCGTACCTCGGCGGCGTATGCGGCCACTCGGGCAGCAGGAGGAACATCAGTAGCTGGCCTGATTGCCGGCGAGTTTGCATCGCTTGTCAACTCCACGCTGTCTAATCCTGCCGCTCTATCTAAGATGCTGTTCGAGCCTGACAATCGAAAACTTCTTTTAGATCTAGCCAAGAAGAAAACTACTTCGGAAAAAGCCTACAACGCTATCAAAACACTAAGTCAGAACACGGGCGTGATCGCTGCTCGTGGCGGCCCAGCGTTGGATGTTGGCGCTCCAGAATCGCCAGCCACGGCTATGCCTACAGAGCAGGCTCCGGATGAAGAGGCGCAACTTGAGGCTGAAATGCGTCGGCGCGGAATGCTAGAGTAACCCAAGGAGCAATAAATGCTGACCCTTCTCTCAACTGTTGTTTCCTTCCTGATGGGAGGCTTGCCCAAGATCCTTGACTTCTTCCAGGACAAGTCTGACAAGAAGCACGAGCTTGAGCTGGCCAAGATGCAGACAGAGCGCGAACTCCAGATGCTGGAGCGTGGCTATGCTGCCCAGGCGCGTGTTGAAGAGATCAGGCTAGATCAGATCCAGGCCAATGCTGAGATGCAAGCGCAGCAGACTCTTGTGCAAGCGCAGCAGGCTGAGATGCAGGCTATCTATGCCCACGACATGAGCCTCAACGAAGGCACCTCGACCTGGATGAAGAATCTGCGAGCCAGTGTCCGTCCGGTGATCACCTACGGGTTCTTCTTCTTGCTGGTGTTCATCGACGCAGGATTGTTCTGGTACGGTTGGACTCGCGGCGTCGAGTTCGACAAGCTGGCCGAGATGCTGTGGGATGCTGAGACTGCAACATTGTTTGCCAGCATCATTGCGTTCCACTTTGGTGGCCGAGCCTTCGGAAAATGAAAGTCTCAGACCGTCTCATTCAGATGATCAAGCACGACGAGGGCGTTCGGGTAAAGCCATACCGATGCCCTGCTGCGCTATGGACGGTTGGTGTTGGCCATGTGATTGACCAGAGTCACATCAAAGTCCCATTTGAGGAGCGCAAGAGCCTGCCTATTCCAGAGGGATGGAATCGCACACTGACGATGGATGAAGTCAATGCCATACTTGCTAAAGACCTTGAGAACTTTGAGCGAGGTGTTCTACGACTCGCTCCTAATCTTGCTGGCCGTCAAAGTAAGTTCGACGCTTGTGTCTCTTTCAGCTTCAATGTAGGCCTGGGCAATTTCCAACGCTCTACGATCAGGATGAAGATCCAGAGAGAGGAATGGGAGCAAGCGGCCGATGCCTTCTTGATGTGGACAAAGGCCGCAGGCAAAGAGCTACCTGGGCTGGTTAAGAGGCGCAAGGGAGAGAGAAGCCTCTTTCTCTCTGACAACTGATCTGTAGGCTTGCAGCGCTGATCGCAGATCGTTTCTCATGTAGGCGATCTCTTCCTCTAGATCGTTGATCTTTTGAAGCGAGTCATGCGCGAACTTGATCAGTTGATCCGTTGGCCAGCTTGCGAAATCTTGGGCCTCCGTGGCTTTTTTTAACGACTGGGTGTTCTTCTGTGTAGAAGCTATGCTCATTACCGCATTTCCTGTGTCTGTACACTGATCCGTTTCTTTGGACTGTTGTCTCGACTGTTGTCCATGTTCCGCAAACTGGGCACTTCATCTTGTGGTCTCCAACCGAATTTTCTCCATGTTCGTTGCACGTCTGTGGCGGCTGCCGGAATGTACTTGAATTTTGGGTCTAAGATGTTCTTCATAAAATTCCCACAAGGATAAAGAAGATTAGGACTGCTGTTGAGATGAGCAGCAGTCTGCCTTTGAGTAGCGATGTTGGCCTACGAGGATTGGTGAACATGGCTCCTCCACGGGCATTCTCTGCCCTGGTTGCACTTCTGATTGCATGGTGGGCATCCCCAGTCATCGAATAGTGGCATTTCGTCTTTGCCGATGTCCCTGATGGCCTGGGCGTTTGCTTGCAGCAGGTTGCGAAAGAGAGGGTTGGTGCAGTGCATGGCGTTTTCTTCCAGTAGTGCTGCACACGCATTACGAGCCTCTGCTGCCGCGATTGCCTCCATTGCACGGGCAAAGGTATGTACCTCTTGATGCTCACGCCATAGGCTTGCTACCTGTTCATTTGTCATGTGTTTCCCCTTGCTCGGATAGCTTGTGCAATGTGTATTTCTCGATCTTTTGTTGGGCCTTGCCATTCTTCAGCAATTCGCGCACACGCCTCGCGCTCGGCTGCTTGGGCCATGTGGAAGAAGCGTTCAAGCCTAGGCAAATCAGCATCGACCGCCCACATACGCCTGTCAGAAGGCCAGCACGCTTGCGCCATGCGGATGATGTCGTCGCGGTTCATGCATTGTTCTCCCTAAGCATATTTTCAACGTCATAGAGGAGATCGCGGTACTCGTAGTCGTACTGGTTGATCTGCTCATCCGTCAGCCCAACCCACTGCACCGACTTGCCCATGTCAGGATAAAACTGCTCCCACGCAACCGGCTTCTGAGCCTCTGCGATAGCGGTGCGGAGGGCGGTGATGGCCGTCTTTTGCAATTCCCAGAAACCAACTTCATCGGCAGTTTCCAGCGCCTCAAGCGCCTGCCGTGCAGCTTCAATCAATGTAGTCATATCGTGCATCCCTCATGATGTTTGCGTTTGGCGTCCACATAAGCAATGTGCGCCAGTTCTGTTGTTGGATATGTGCCGAGATTGATGCGTTTTCCGTCAACACGAATCTCGGCGCGGTAGCCTGATCCATTTTTGCGAACACCCAGAACGCCTGTTGCGTTGTCTGACCTTGCTCGTCTTTGGTTCTGCATGTTTAGCTTGCGATCCGCCAAGCGCAGGTTGCACAACCTGTTGTCCGAAGGGTCGCCATTGATGTGGTCAATGTGCTTCTCAGGAAACTCGCCGTACACAAAAGCCCACGCCAAACGATGCGCCTTGTGCATCTTCCCGTTCACCTTGAGACAGACGTAGCCCATCCGATCTTTTGCATTTGCCAGCTTTCCAGCAACTTTTGTTGGTGCTTCTGCCGTCCACCAAAACTCACCTGTTTCTGAGTCGTAGCGCAATACGCGCTTCATTGCTTCAATACTCATTCGACCCGCCATATTCTGATGGCACCGTTGTCCATCTTGCGACTGACAAACTTAACGTTATGCTTTTTTTCGTAGCGTTTGGCAGCAACTGATGCGGTACTGCGCTTGATATTGCCAGGGATCAAGAAACTGTCTCCAATCTGCATCTTAGAGAACGGGAAACCTGGCATTGGGATGTTCTTCTCAACTATCACTTTCTACTCCGTTTCATCTTTGGCATGTCAACAGTGACATCACGAGGGTTTGTGCCTTCATAAGCGCCGATGCGTTGGGCTAATGATGGGTATGGCTCTACGCCAGTCTTGCGCTTGTCGTTGAGGACTCTAGAGGCCTGATAAGAGCGTTTCCTATCAGTCTCTAGATCTCTGAACGACAGTTGAGCTTTGTAGTCTTTGTCAAATGGGTTCATGAGAGGATGGGCTGCTTGTCGTGTTTATGCCGCCACCTCGCCAATTTTGAGTTGAGTCTTCTCTAGTGCATCGATCAGCTCTTCGACCTGACCTTTGTCAAGCGCGACGTTCATCGATCCGTTGCCGCAATAGATGGACAGCAGAATCCTGTTTTGGTTCATAAAAGACACGAAGACGTTTTGCTCTCCGTTCTTGACTTTGATTGATATGGTCTGATGAGTCATGATTTCTCCAATGTGTAGTACCAATTTGAACCCCTGCGCTGGCAGGATACTTTGATGCCGTTCTGCCGCAACTCCGAGATGATTGAGTTGACGGCGCATACGTTTGCGTTTCTGATGATGTCCAGAGTGGTGAACTCGCCGCCTACTTGCAGCAACTTCAACACCCTGGTTAGCCTGTCACTATTCTCAAGACGGGCGCTGTTCATGATCAGAAGTCAACGTCGTCGTTGAAATCTGGCTTTGGTTGACGCACAGGACGAGCCTGGGCATCTTCCTTCTTTGGGTCGTTAATGTAAGCCCAGCCGTCCCAGCCGCCCTCTTTGAGCGGGATGCTGTCGATCTTGAGCATCGGGCCGTTCTTGGTCTCGATGATGCTGCCAATGCGGTTGTAACGCTTCTTGACCTCGCCTTGGGCGTTTTTGTACTCGCCCGTGACACACGAGATTTCTTTAAGAATTTTGCTCATCTTTACTCTCCAATTTTCAGTTTCAACGCTTGCACTTTTTCTTCCACTTCAGCCAAGAATTTATTGACTTCAGTTTCAGCCTCTCCGATCCACTTGTCATCCCGATTAACCCGATGTATGAACAACTGGGCTTTGGCGGGGAACCGTGGATCAAACACTACATAGTCGCACCACTGCCGATCAGCGCAGCGCATCTGCCACTGCATCTGAGCGAAGTACTGGCCAGACACTGGATTTGCTGACAGCAGCACCTCCAGGTGGGTCTTTGACTCTGGGCACTTGATCTCGACCATGCCATCAGCCCCAACAAGGCCATCAGGAGACGCTCCAGCCATCGCAATGGTCGGGTGAGGGATAAAGCCTACCTCCTCCACCAGAACGCCTCTATAAGCCTCGTATGCGGCTCTAGCGAACTGCTCTTGATCGATGCCCCACTGAATAGCGGCGCTGGTGTAACCCTCTGCTCGCTGGCCTGTGATGCGCTCCAGCACGAGCTGGGTCATGTAGTGACCACGATCAGCACCGTACCCGGTCTTGGTCTTGACCATGACTTTGTGCAGATTACTGGCCGTCACTTTGCCACATCTGGCGTTGTGCCATGCTTCTGTGCGCTGCTCAGTCATGATCGTCCCTAGCCTTCATCATTGCGTCGGCAATGGCATAAGCTCGCTTTGCAATCTTGTGCGTGTTATGCCACCAGTCGAGGTTCATGTCATCCTCAACCCCTTGCTCTAGACCGCCAGCCAATGCCTGTCCAGCAAAGTAGTCGCGCAACGTCATGCCACACCACTCATGATCGTGATTGATGACAACCTCAGGATCTACTGGGAAAGCTGGTTTTATGTAGTCTGTCATGCTGCTTTCTCCTGCTTGGCTGCGTCTTTCAGACTGGCTTGGTGCTTGGCCCAGAACCTGGACTTGGCGGCTGAGACTGGGATCTCTTTGAATGCAGCCTCCAGTGCGCTCATGCCATCGAATGAGGCCTCACGCAATGCCTCTAGATGCTTCTCTTCAAAAGCATCATCTTCTGCCTCTGTTGGCGATGGTGCACCCTCTGGTAGATCCTCACCGGCATAGATGTACAACCCAAGACCATGAAGGCCAAGCGCTTTGGTCATACACCGCATGATGGCTGTATTTACTTGAAAAGCATCTGGATTGGAGATTGCTTGGTTCTTGTGATTCATCACCGGAAGTTGGCAAGTCATTGGCTTGCCGAACATGGTGACAGTCACCCAGACCATTGCCGTGCCGTTGATTTCCATGTAGCACTTGTCTCCGAACATCTCCACTTTGAATGTGGAAGTCGGGTCAGCTTTGAGTGCTTCAGCCCAGGCCCAGGCCCATGATAGGTAGGTCAGGTTGTTTTTCTTCTCGATGCGCTTGCTGACATCAAGTTTCAAAAGGCTCTCGATACTCATCTTCTCTCCTTAAAGACCGCTGCGGGATGCTGCGGCATGGGCTTGATTGTACAGTTATCTAAACGCCACACAAGACTTTTTCATAGGGACTAACCCTAGCCTGTGGCTGGTAGATGTAGAGTACACTGTACGGATGACCAAAGAAGAGGCGATCAAACTGGCGGGTTCGCAGGCCGAGCTAGCGCGTATCCTGGGAGTTACCAGGGGAGCGGTGAACCAGTGGGTGAGAATGCCAAAGGGCAGGGTCTATCAGTTGATGGTCATCAAACCCGAGTGGTTCCGGATAGAGTAGAATTTTGGACGTTGGCTACCTTTAGCGGGGGAAAAGGCGATTCGTTACCGCCCTGCCATACGTCCACCTCAGTAACGACTGACCGAGAACGTAAGGTTGTCATGCATTACTACCAATTCAATATTGGTGACTACAAGTCACACACCGAGCATCTTTCGGAAATGGAAGATCTCGCGTACCGCAGGATGCTCGACTGGTACTACTTACACGAGCGCCCAATCCCAAACGACTTAGAAGAGATCGCCCGCCAGATCCGTATGCGAACGCATTGCGAATGCATTGCGAACGTATTGCGAGAGTTTTTTGTGCTTGCTGATGATTACTGGACAAACAAAAGAGCGGAGTCCGAGTTAGGCAAGATTGCAGACAAATCTGCCAAGGCATCAGCCAGTGCAAACGCTAGGTGGGGCAAAAAGGACAATAAAATCAAGCGCTTACCAAGTGATGCGAACGCATTGCGAACGCAATCCGACCGCAATGCGAAGGCAATGCTACACAAGACACAAGACACAATACACAAGACACATATAAACCCGCCTGACGGCGTGTCGTCTCAGACTTGGGAAGACTTCAAAAAACTCAGGAAAGCAAAGAAGGCGATCATCACGGAGCGGGTCATTGACGGACTAAGGAGCGAGGCCAGCAAGATCGGCTGGACGTTGGAGCAGGCTTTGTCCGAGTGCTTGCTGCGCGGCTGGCAGTCTTTCAAGGCAGACTGGGTGAAGTCGGAAAAGAAGGACGTGATCTTTCAAACCGTTCCGACACCAGTCGGAGCAGACAGGGCGCTGCGTGAAATCGAGGAAAGTCGCAGGCTGTCAATCCCAATGCCTGACAACATCCGCGAAAAACTCGCGTCTTTAAGGGGGATGAAATGAGCGCAAACGAAACCCAAGTGGCAGGCCAGCACTACAAAACCGAGATCCAGCCGTGGGATTTCATCGCTGCCAACAAACTGGACTACTTCGAGGGAAACGTCATCAAGTACGTCAGTCGCTGGAGGGTTAAGGGCGGCGTGGAAGATCTACGCAAAGCCCGGCACTACCTGGACAAACTCATCGAGATGAATGTCAAACCATGACCTATGAGCAAGCGCAAAAAATCCTCGACAGGGTACGAGAGGGTGTCAACTACCCGCCTGGGATTGTGGACTTCGCCCTACAGCTCACCGGCGATCTTGATGCACATGAGACGCACGGAAGCCAAGGAGTGGGTTCAGAGATACAAACGCAAGGCCAGTGCCGATGGGGCAGAGCAAGCCAGGATATGGTGGGCCGGTATTATTTCGGCAATTGAACGAAAACGCGGCATCGAGGCTGCAACCGAGCTACGGCGGCTCATGAACGAGGAGCGAAGCAAGTGACTTTCATGGTGCAGTTCACGGTAGACGCAAACCCAGTCCCCAAGGGCAGACCCAGGTACAGCGCCAGAGCGGGCTTTGTCCGGACGTACACCCCAAAAAAAACCAGCGACTACGAAACCATCGTCCGGGAAACCGCACAACAGGCAATGGGGCAAACCGAGCCTCTAGAAACGCCTACAGCGGTCTATCTGTACATCAGGCTACCTATCCCTAAGTCATACCCTAAGAAGCGCTTGCAGGCCTGTTTAAAGGGCTTAGAGCGGCCTATCAAGAAGCCGGACATAGACAATCTGGCTAAATCGGTACTTGATGGCCTAAACGGGATCGTTTACCGGGATGATGGCCAGATCGTTAGCCTACATGTCACCAAAGTCTATGCATCGGTGACAGGTGTTGACGTACTGGTGAGGGAAGAATTGCCATGAAAAAAGGCCCCGAAGGGCCATTGGTTAACGTTTGCCGAGGATGATTCTCAGCAATAGGGCTAATCCAGCATAGAGCATACCGAGGCCTCGATTTGTTCGATGATTTGAGGGTCTAGGACTGGCATGATATCCAGCCCGTGTACTTTGGCTGATGTTAGGTAGGCCACTGGAGGCCATGCTGGCCCGCATGTCGCTGACTCAGGGTCATGGTTTGCGGGTTCGCCAGGGTCATATGACAGCTCACAATCTAGTGTGATGTCAGACCCAGCGTCATAAGTGTGATGTATTGTTCTCATGGGTGAATCAATAAAACAAAATGTCAAAGTAGGCAAGGCCAAGGGCAGCAAGGGCAATGCCGAAAAGGATAGCGGCGAGGATATCGAGGGTGTTTTCTGACATGTTGGGCTCCGATTGATTGATTAAACGTTACAGCACCCGCAGCAAGGGGCATCCTCACACCAGCCAGGATAGCGGG